AGTATTTCCTGTACCGATACTAATTACATCCCCAACGCTAGCTGCAGTAAAAGAAGTACCTGCCCCAGTAGCAATTCCAGTAGTATAGTTTACATAAACTGTACCAGGAGAGTAAATGTCGTCTTTAATACCCCAGAGAGCCATTGTGTTTACCTTATTCTAAAGTTTAATCTAAGAAATATTTATAAAAAAAGGAGACCTTACTTTTGATCCCCTTTACGTAATACAGTTCTTAAAAATAATTGAATAAATTCTAAGATACCGTTTGCTTTAGTTCTTTTTGTTTTTGATAACCATTCAGATAATGATAACAAAAAACCAAGAACTATTGTGACACCCCAGTTAGTTAAAAAACAGGTAATCATGCTTGTGGTGTAAAGAGCTTATCTTTAACCAACTCAAGGACAACATCATCAATGCTGTTATCTGTAGACTTCACATACTTGGTTAGAAGTTCAATAACAAGATTTTTGACTGCTGGGTGAGTCGCAACCGAAATAAGTAGTGGTTTAACTACTGATACTACTGCGCCCATGATGACCTCCAATAAGAGTATCCTGGGCTATTTAGTATCAGTCAAATCTTGAAGACATGTTATCCTGTGCTCTCTTAGCATCTGCGCGACGCTTTGCAACTTTTTGTGCTGGAGATGCAGGTCCACCATATTGACCAGCAGTAGGTGGTTTTTTACCAGGAACTTTTTTACGCTGACCGGCGGGTTTTCCTTCCATACCACGAATCATTTTTTTAACATGAGTATATGCCTTATCAGTCGATCCACCAGACTTGACTTCTTTACCAGTCTTATAATCTTTACCGGTTTCTTTTTCATAACGATTGAGTTCAGTTACGAAATCTTCACCCATTGCCTTTTGCTTGCGGAGTTTCTTAGGATTTTTAGTCTTATCTGCTGAGTACAGATCATCATCACCCTCAGGATCTACAGCACTACGATGTCTTGTGCTTCTTTCATGATCTTGCATATTTGCGCGACCACTCTTCGCTTCATCGGGAGAATACGTTCTACCACTGTTGTACCATTCCTTACCTACATGGCCTCTCTTCTTAGCATCGGCAGAGGCTTCTCTACGCTTGAGTTTTCTGCGGTTTGCTTTGAAGTCCTTCATGGACATTCCCTCTTCAATTTCATAGTCAACTTCTTCAGATGTAGTACCTAATGGAAGTTTACCCTGTCTTTGAAGTTGAAGTTCTTGACGCTGAAGCATTTGCTGCTTTTGAATCATCTTTTGCTTATTAGCAAGCATTTGCTTTTTTTGAATATCATCTTGCTTAGCAGTTGTTCCTGATGGTGGGGTTGTTTCCTTACCAGAAATTTGAGTTACTGCTTCTTCAACCTTCTTTTCTGGAAGTTTTGTATGCTTTGTTTTAGCAAAATCTCTAGCTGATTTTTTAGAAATACCAGCAGCTGCTTTTGCAACCTCAGGAGAGGCAGGGGTTTCGCCCTTCTTTGCAGCATAAACCATACCCATAAAGCGTTGCTGTGCTCTACTTAGAGCCTTTTCTTCAAGTTCATTTTCCTCTTTAAATCCCTCTGCTTTCTTAACTCCCTTTGCAGGAACACAATTGGGGACTTCTTTACCTCCCTTTTTCTTCATACCAACCATCGTATATCCTTTCCAGCAAGGATCTTTTTCCTCTCCAAGTTTAGAAGCAACTTTTTCTGCACCCTTAGCAACTACTCTAGCAGTTTTACCAACTGCTTTTTTTAAACCTTTCTTTAGTAAGGATCCAACTTTTGATGCTAACCCAGATTTTTTCTCAGTATCTTGCCTTACATATCTGTAAGTCTTTGGTGCTTTAGTCTTTGTAGCAGTTGCTGTAGATGAACCAGAACCTGCAGATTTCTTTCCTGCTTCATACCCAGACTTTGCAGTATCAGAAACTTTTTTAGCAGTCTCTGATGCCTTTTGTCCTGCCTTTGCTGCAGCACCCTTAACGGCAGATCCTGCATTTTTAGCAGATGCAACTGCTTTTCCAGCAGCATGTGCCGCACCACTAACAACAGACTTTCCTGCTGATTTAATTTTAGATTTGATAGATGATCCTACTTTTTTAACAGTATCTTTTACCTTTTGGATTCTTTCGGCTCTTCTTGCGGCATCACCTCTTTTCTTCGAAGTTTTTACAGCATCGGCGTAGTAGGAATCCGAAACTTCATTAATAATTTCATAAGAAGTATCGAGTGACTCGCAAATAATATTTTCAATTAAATCAACATCATATCCATCTTCTAGTAATTCATAGAAAACTTCTTCTACTACTTCTTCAATTAAATCATCGGATAGGAAATATAATTCTTCATCAGCAATTTCTTCAAGAATACAATTTAATTCAGTAACGTCAACTAATAGTCCACCTAAAGATTCTACAGACTCTTTTAATTCGGGATTAACAACAATTTTGTTATTAACCTTTTTTTCCTTGATTTGTTTTTGATTTTCAGAATCCTCAGAATCTAAAACTTCTCTAAGATCATTTCTCCAATTAGAAAATGCTTCTTTAACATCTTTCTTTTTATCAATAGCAGCACCACGAACTTGTCTGCGATTTAATAGATACTTATCAGACTTATCATGATCTCCATCGTTATCAATATCTTTATCTTCACGACCCACTGGATCTAATCCCTTTCCAGCAGTTACTTTAGCAGTTGCTTTACCTTTCTTTCTTTCGCCCTCATATGGATCACCATATCCAGTCATTTCAACAGATGAAATATTTGGATTTGATCTTAGTTGATTAATCTTTTCACGAGTTGCATAACGGACATATGATTTACCAGATTCTTTATCCTTTACTCTTACCTTAAATTTTTTGAGATCTGTTTCCTCTTTTACAGGTCCTGAAGAAGATCCTGCAGTAAGACCAAGCTTTTCTTTAACTGCTGCCTTCTCTTGAGCATTCATAGTAGTATGCCCAATATATTGGGAGAATGCTTGATCTAGTTTTACGTCTTCTCTTCTTGCACGATACCTAATATCATAAACAGCTTGTCTTATTCTTTTTGCAGATGATTCTGCATCATCCTTTCCCTTTTCTACTTTTTTAGGTCCAGACGATGAAGAGTCCCCACCCTTACCAAGTTGAGGTTTAAATACCTCTTGCATGTAGACAGAAGAGATATCGTTAAGATGATTTGCTGACATTTTAAATAATTTAGTTTACTTTTTTGCCTTATATTTATTTATGAAATTCTTAATTGCCTTTGTACCACTCATCTTCATAGTATATCCTCTAAAACTATCAGTTCCAACTTCTCTTTTTTTAGCAACAACACCCGATACATTTGTCCATTCAGAAACGTCACGTATCCAAGACTTGAACATGATATTATCTTCGGTAACACAAATAAGATAATTAGTACCTCTGCGAATTATCTTTCCCACTAATCCAGTGTTCAGATTTTCAACTAAGTCACCCACCTGGAAAATTTTCTTGGTTATATAATTCTCTCTTAAATTTTCCCAATCAAACTTAGGAGCAATTTCCCAAAGATTCCAACCTTCCTTAATCTTCATACTCTTACGAAGAGTTCTAAAAAGTTGCTGAGCAGATTCATCATCAAGACTTTTTGGAGTACCCTTTCTAAAGGTTTCAAAGTCACCCATTGCTGCTGCTTGACGAAGTTTTGATGCAGACATTCCACTTACATCATCAGAATCTGGATCTCTCTCACCAGCCGAAACTACGTTAATTGCAGCAAAATCATATAACTTACCATTATAAGAATTTGCAAGTTTCTCAAATTCTGGTTGTCTATCTGATCCAACTACAATGTTAACAGATGAATATCCATCCGCATGTGCCTGCTTAAGCACATCAAAAATTGTTTTAGAATTAGCATCATTAACAATTCTCTCACTATGCTTTGGATACATCTTACGCATAACAGATATTTTTGTATCAGGATCTAATGGATTTTTCTTTGGATCATTAGATCTTGATGGGTAAATTTTATACTCCCCCTTTCCAGCAACTGTTGCAACAGTATTCAATAGTTTTTCATGACCAGTTGTTGGCGGATTAAATCTACCAAAAGCAATAGTCAATGATCCTTTATCTTCTGTTTCTGGAGCTGCATCAGGTTCTTGTTGTGCTGGTTGAACCTGAGTAGCAACTGGTTGTTGATCTGCTGCCTGATCCTGTGGGGGATCCTTCTCACCAATTTTTTGGTTCTTATTGTAGAACTTTAATTTCCCACCTTCAGTCTTTGCAACAAACTCACCATTTTTATCATACCATCCACCATGACCATCACCAGTCAGTCCAAGTCGAGTCGCTTGCATAACAGCAAGAGACTTACCCGCTTCAGAGAGAAATTGTGAAAACCTTTTCATAGTTTGTTTTGATATACTTATATTTATTAAATACCAATATCACCTTGCTTAATCAATTCTTTGAACTCTGGTGTTATTCCAGCAAAAAATTGAGGATATGCTGCAAAATCTCCTTTATACCTAAGTTCAATTTCTAAAATAGGCATCTTACCTTTGTAAAGAGTGAAGAATACTTTCGCAGCATTTTTAGAAAATGTTTTTTGTTCATCCAATTCCATCCTAGCATCTTCTCTAGCTAGATTGGCCATAGCAATCATGATACTATGAATATCCAAAACATTAGCATTTCCAATGTTTGGATTTAAATTTTTATCGACCGTTCCAACCCCCTCAGCAAGATAAAAACCAAATTCATAATCCTTCCAAGTCTCCAACTCATCCAAAAGTCCTAGTTTTAAAACTCTAGTTAATAAAACATCTGCAAGGGTATTTTTAACATCCGGTTCATTCATTACATCAAGAAATCCTTGATATAATGGATTTAATGTGCTTCCAGTGCTTTGAAGTTTTTTATTTACAAAATCTCTAAAACTTTCTTGTGATGGTTCATTTCCACTTGACTTAATTAATCCATTTCTATCAGCAAGTTCACTTTCTGATTTTAAGTTAATCAAAGGAATTTTTTGAGTCTTACCCCCACCCTTTGCTCTTATAACTTTCATATCCCATAACTGTTTTGCATCATTGATATTGTTTGGATTCAATTTGGAAATATCTTTATTTCCAGCAACAGCAAATCTTGCAAGTGGACCACCAGATGTACAAGCCTCTTTAATAACTTTTGCAAAAAACTTGATTCTATGGTCGTTTAATTTTTCTCTTACTTTTTTCATTTGAGGTCCCTCAATATATGCAGAAAAAGCATTATTGATTAATGTTGGACTTTGTGCGTTTGCTTTTGGTTTTTTCTTCAAAGATATACCCACAAAATCATTTCCATTTAATTTTAAAATAACATCAGAAGAATTGTAATCAGACATTCCAAATGCTTTAACCTTAAAAGGTTCAACATCAGGATGCCACCTATTACCCGTTAAATAAACTTTCGATGGTACTTTATCTTTTCTAAGTTTTGCCCTAGTTCCAAGAACAGCAGATATTGATGCAGCAAGATCTTTGTATATATCTTCTGCACTTTTTGAACTTGTGTTTAAATCAATGATTTGAATCATTCCATTTTTTGTTGCATTACCAGCTGCATCAAGAACTTTATTACTTTTTAAATTTTCAAGAGCAATAAAATAAAGCTCTTTAAATTTTTCTACATTATTTTTTGCAGCAGTTAAATCCGATGTAGGTACGAAAGAAAGTCCAGCATATAGACCCTCAGATGGTTCAAAAGCCATTTATTTTGCACTATTACTTTTAAGTATTTAGAAATGGAGAATAGGAGACTCGAACTCCTGACTTCCTGCTTGCAAAGCAGGCGCTCTACCAACTGAGCTAATTCCCCGATTTAGATATTATAAAACCCCTCAACTAGAAAGTCAAGGGGTTAGAGCAACCTTCCGACTTATTTATCAGTCGTGCTCGCCCATTGCTTTTTGCTTACGGAGTTTCTTGGGGTTCTTGGTTACTGATCCAGATCCATATGAAGTCTCCAAATCGAAGGCACGTTCAGACCTTCTTTCTGTTCTATCATCAGCAGTCATTTTACCTCTTCCATGATGAGGTCCACCTCTAAGAGATCTCCACATATGCTTCTCAGCAGACTTCACTTTTTTGGTTTTTTCTCCTTTTTTAGAATACTCAGATGCAGGTTTATTAGTTCTCTTTCTAACTAGGGCACTATATGCTGCAGATGCTTTTGGAGTTTTACCATAGGAACCTTCTGCTTCCAAGATTTCTTCAATATCATCAGCATCTAGTTCATTCGCCATCATCCACTCTGCATCTTCCAGAGTTTCTGCGTATCCCTCAACATAAAGAAACTCAAGAACAGTATCAAAAATATCAAACTCTTCTCTATTAAGTTGCTTCTTTGCTTTCTTAGCATCACCGAATGTTGATTTCTTTTCAAGTGCAGATGCTCTATCAGCAGCCTCACCACCACCAGTTGACTTAGCAATCTTGTTACGAATTGCAGTCTCATCATGACCACGCTTTGCCATTGCTGTTGCTTCATCAAAAGATTCTTCACCTAAGTGGTCAGCAGCTTTATATGAAGGATGTCCTGCCTTATACTTCTGCCATGCCTTAGTGTTTGCTTTTTTATCTGCAGCAGTTACAGTCATTCTAGTATCTGCTGGTTTTTTTGGTTCACCACCATAAACTGCTTCATCAACTTCTTGCGAAGCATAAACTTGCTGATATGCTTCCATTAAGCCTTTAAGATTATCGATGTCCATTTTTTAGAAATACTTTTTAGTTATTTATAAAAAAAAAGACCCCGAAGGGTCACTCAACTACTTGACTGATTGCATCATCAAGATCAGCAATTACTTCACGAAGTTCGAAAATACGAATAGGTGTTGTATAAATGTTAGTTGTATATCCTTTTTGTGCCTCATACAATACCTGACGAACAGATGCTGCGGTACGAATATCCAATTCCAATTTTACTTTACTAATTTCACTCATAGGTCTCCATCCTTACGATTTTCTGAACGTTCAATACTAAATGCACCCTCAGGATAACGAGCACTCAGTTTCTCAAAGTTCATTTGAATTACTTCTTCAAGTGAAATATCAAGTCCAAGACAGGCTTGAGAAACGTACCACATGATATCTCCAAGTTCACGCTTTAGATGAAATAGATTTTCATCGTTTACTGGTTTACCTTGAAATACAATTTTCTTTACAATCTCAGTAAACTCACCTGCTTCGGCACTCATACCTACAGCAGCAGTAAGAAGTCGCTCAGTAGGAAATTGATTTTCTCGAAGTTCCATAAGGCGATCAATAAATGGTGTATGTTCTTTGCTGGGTTTTGATGTAGTTGTATCTACAAACTCAACATACTTATTAAGATCAATCATTTTAAGAATCAATGCTATGTATTGGATTATTTGCAGTTTTTCTAAAAATAGAAAAACTATTTTGGAAATGCTTATGTGGTTCTAGCACGGTAATCATTTCAATATCATCTCTAGATTTTTGAAGTAGTTTTACTTGAGATGTAAAGTATCTACCCCACAAATTACTTTCAGTTGAATGAAACACTATTATACCATTTTCATTCAAATTTTCAAAGAAAAATTTAAAGACATCGAAGAAAGTTGGACCATCACCATAGTCCAACCAAACAAAATCATAATTTTGATCTTTAAGTTTGTCAATATATTCAAAAAGATCAGATTGGATAAATGTACAATAGTCACTTAAACCATTTTCAACTAATTTAGACTTGAGATTTTTTGGTGTATCTTCATGACTAAAATCTTCAACTACAGTGAGGTTTGGAGAATAATCTGCCCACTCACGAACATAGTCGTAAAATTCTCCTTCAAAGTATTCCGTAATATTTTTATTTTTAATTTCTCTTTCTATTTCTTTTTTTATATCGATCAAAGATTTTAGTATAAAAAAAGTAGTGTATCCAGCACCAACTTCTATTAACTTCTTTGGTCTAATTGATCGTATTAAAGAATACATTACTAGAGAAACATTTTCTGTTCCAAAGATGTTTGGGTGAATATCTAAAAAATCACCATTTAATAAATTCATGATAGATTCAATGGCTCAAGATCACTGTACATTAATTTTTTCTTAGAGTCATTTAGTTTTTTGCTATTGTCTTTATTTACATTCTTAGTCTCAGTTTCCACAAAAACAATTTCTGATGTTGGTAGTTGTTTTGGAATTTCAATATCAACTACTTGCCCCATAAGAAACTGATTTCTAGTAATAGTTCTATTCTGAGGATCAAATGAAACCATCATTAGTGCATCAATCTCATCCCCACAATCACAAATTTTCCTTCCCGTTTTAGTTTCAATAACAGAAAAGTAGTCCTCCGAATTATATTTCAAAATTAATTCCTCAAATTGTTTTTAAGTAAATCATACGCCCAAACTAATCAAGAGTCAAGTAAGTATTTTTCATCTGTTGTGAACCACATTGCTAATGTATATCTTGAGTTGTTCTTAACTTCAGTAACTCCATGTGGATAATTAGATGGGAAAATTATGACCTTTCCTTTTTCTGGAGTGCAAACATAATTATTTTCAGGTAAATAAGTTTCACCACCTTCATAGTCATCATTAAGATAACAAACAGCAGTATAATGCCTTTGAATTAAATTTTCTTCTTGATCATCTTTATGTACACCCATTTCCATACCTGGAGCCCAATATACAATATCAAGGAATTCTGGAAATATAAATTTTTTATACAAAGAAAAAGACATTTGAGTTATTTTATACACCAAACATCTAATCTCTTTAAGAAGATCACTATCCTCTATTTCAGATGGTGATAATGTTCTTCCAGCAAAAAAAGAATCTTCCTGCCATAAACTTCTCTGATTAGTATCCTTAAAATAGTCAATAATTCTATCACATAAGGTTTTATCAGAAACTAATCCAGATAGTTCATGTATCATTAGAATTTAAATCCCTCAAATGACTTTTTCGCTTTCACTTCTTCGTACTCATATTCATCACCCTGACCAGAATCAAGTATATTATTTTGAGCAGATTGTTCCACATCGTACAATCTCATTTTTGCTCTATCAATACCAACAACAAATCTCTTAAAAATGGTTGGATCATTATAACGATTCTTAAGTTGTTTAACTAAAATTTGTCCCAATTCTTCCAACTCTTCTGTACTAATAAGAGCAAACATAAGATCGGCAGTAGCAGGAAGCCCAAAGGATTCAGAAGTATCAGTAAGTTCAACATCAGAGCTACCATAACCAGAACGTGTAGTCTGGGTGGCTGATACGATTGGTACGTTGAACTCAACTGCAAGTCCCCTAAGTTCTTCTGCGATTGCTTTAACAAAAGTATAAGAATTGATATTACTATTTCCCCTATACCTAGAGGAAGAGCAAATATTAAGATAATCGATAAAGATAATATCAGGTCTAAATGACTTCTTAAGTGCAAGTTCATTAAGAAGTGATTTAAAGTGACCAGCATGAGCAGATGCAGTTGGGTATTCCTTAATTATAAGAGTTCCCTGAGTTTTCTTTGATATGCTTGTAACTTTACTTTCGAACATTTGCTTTGGAAGTTCAACCAACTGTTGAATTGGAACATTCAAAAGGTTTGCGTCAATTCGTTCAGCAATTCTCTCCTCCGCCATTTCAAGAGTGATGTACAAAACGTTCCTGCCTTGCAATAAGACGGAAGCAGCAACATGGCACATAAAGAGACTTTTTCCGACACCCGTACCAGCCAGAGCGATATTGAGAGTCTTATTAGGTAAACCACCTTTTGTGATTTTGTTAAAGTACTCAAGGTCGAATTCAATTTTGTCTTCCTTTTTATGATAGGATTCATAGCGTTGTTCATAGTCTTGTAAGTAGTCATGCCCAATATGAGTATCAAAAGATACTGCTAGAGCATCTGAAAGAATACTAGGAATGCTATCACGATTTTTCTTCTCATCTTTACCATCTGCAACATGAATTGATTCCATGAGTGCAAGATAGATTGCTCGATCACGACACCATTTTTCTGTTGTATTAACCAGCCAGGTTAAATCATTTGGTTCTTCATGCAAAGATTCAATATCAGAAATAATTTCCTTATATAAGGATTCATTAATATCTTGACGATTCTCTACTTCAATTTGTAAGACTTCTTTTGTTGGTACTTGATTATATTTTTGAACAAAATTAGAAACTTCTTCAAATACAATTTTTTTCGAATAAGTTTCAAAATATTCGTTTTTAATGAATGGAATTACTTTGCGTAAATATGTTTCATTATAAAGAAGACTATTAAGAACTAGAGATTCAACTTTCTCCATAACTAAATTCCTTATGTGCGATTTCGTCCAACTGTTGCATTACATCTTCCGTGAAATACACTTCAGGTTCTTTTAGAATCTGTTTAGCATAAATCTTTTTACCATCAATCTCGTAGCGTCCTGCTACATTCTTCCAGAGTCCACCAATTTCACCAAGTTCCAGAAGACCATAGTAACGGTCAAGACCGCGCTCATCATAATAAAGACGGACTTCAACATCTTTGTTCTCCTTACTTAAACGCGATTTAGCAGTCTTAGCTTTGATAATGTTTCCAACGACTTCTGTTCCATCCTTCTCTTTCTTCTTTGAAAGATAAATGATACTAGAAGCGGCATACTTAAGACCACTACCACCTCCCATCTCCTTAGTAGGAACATAAGCACCGATAACGTCATAAGTGTGATTGGTTACGATCATTGGAATATTTGCTTGACCCAACTTAAGAGTGAGCATTCGAAAAGCACCTTTGACCAATTGAGATTTGGTCATATCACGAACTTGTTTATCGTTCAGTGCGTCAGTAATCTCCTTCTCAGTGGAAAGCATTCCCAAAGAGTCTAGCACAAACATACAAGGTTTGCGTTCATCTACAGGTTTTTTTAAGTAAAGATCTACTGCCTTGAGCGCCTTTCCACGAAACTCTTCGATAGTAACAACATTAACAACAACCAAACGAGAAGTATCAATTCCACGGGATTCTACAAGTGATTTAGTGATAGCAGCCTCAGTATCAAAATAGAGACAATAACCATCGGGATTGGTATCGAGAAAATTCTTAACAACGGCGAGGCTGAAGAAAGTTTTTCCAGTAGAAGACTCTCCAGCAATAGCAGTAATCTTGTTCCCAGATACACCACCAAATATGCTACCTGAAACCAGTGCATTAAAAATGTACGAACCCGTATCAACATACTTTTCAGTTTCATCAATATCTGCAGCAAGTTGTGTATACTCACCACCAATTTCTTTTACAATATCTTTAAGAAAATCCATTACGCCACCATCCCGTATTCTTCACGAAGTATTTTTTTATAAGGTAAACCTTGCTCTCTAAGTTCTTTTACTAATTTTAGTTTGTGGTATAGAGCAGCATCTCCACCAAAACCAAGTGCTTTTACAATAGTATTTAATTCGTTATCATTAATAGGTAAATCCATCATCCAAAAAATAGTTCAAGGTTTACAGTTTTTTCGACATTCCAACCAATTGCATCAAGAATTGATTTAAGTGGCTCTAGAAAACTTTTCTCAAATTGTAGTTCATAATCAATGTATTTGTCAAGACCAAGTTCCTTAGGAAAATCTTGAATAAATGCGATAACATTTTCATGAATCGTATTTGGTTTTTTTAGTAAAATAAATTTAACCTTTTCACCATTATTAATAAGAGAATATTTATTGGTAAGTTTATTTTCCTTTATGTAATGATTAAAGAGCAATGCACCACGAATGTGAATGGGAGTTTTTGGTGCATAGATGTTTGATGAAGAATGATATTTACGAACATCGGATGCAGTTCTTGGGAATGCAATTTGTTCAGGTGGAAGAGATTTAAATTCTTCACGACAGTTATCAATAAAATTAATCACATCTTCTTCTGTACCACTCATCATTATTTTGAGTCCGTCCTTAATCATCTTTCGGCAAGGAGCAGGAGTAGAAGATTTAACTGCTTCAATACCCATCATCTTCAGTTTAGGTTCTTCATATCGAACACCTTCACTATCCCATACATTAAGAATGTATCTTTTTTTAGCCATCCAAATTCCACGTTCAGCAATATTCTCGCGCTTCATTTGCATCTTCTGGTCGTAGGCATTTACATACGTAGCCAGTTCTTGGTAAGAACTTTCAATATACTTTTCAAGTTCCATCGAAGCGACCTTATCAAGGAACGAGACAATGCCTTCAGTAGTTTTCTCTCTTCCTTTGTATACACATTCAACCAAAGGACCCATATTAAGGTAGATAGAATCAGTATCTGAAGCAATAACATAATCCACACCCTCCGTTTTTAGAACCTTATTCATATAAGAATTCATTTTACCTTCGATCCACCGAATGGATACTTGTCCAGAAAGGGTAATCGCCTCTGCATTTGCCAGTTTGTAATAGCGAAAATACTGATTACCGATGGCACCATAAGCACTATTAAGAGAGATCTTCTTAGCCATTTGGATATTGTTGCACCTAGCAATCTCTTTTTCGAGTTCTTTTGTAGGAGTTTTTTCATATGCTTTTTTTGCCTCAATCATTTTCTTTTTGAAAATTACTCGATCCCCATACATCTTCTCCATTAGTTCTGGAAGAAATCCACGAATGTCTTTACGATACATTGCACCATTAGCACATACTGCATAATCTTGGTACATTTGAAAATCCAGTTCACGATTCAAGATCTTATCTACAGTTACTGTAGGATGCCTTTCATCCAGAAGAGTTTCTGGAGAAATGTTATATTGCATAATGAGGTGGGGATATAGACTATTGAGGTCAAAGTTTACTACCCAATCATATTTTCCAGGAATTGGTTCTTTTACATATGCTCCAGCATATTTTTCATCTTTATCAGATCTTTCTTTTGGTGGAATTACAACATTTCTTTTTTTAAGGTAATTGTAAATGATGTTATCCCACATCCTAACTTGGTAGAATACATCTCCATAATTTACTTTGGCGTCATACGCCATCGTAAGAGCAAGCTCAATGAGTTTCATCTTATCTTCCAAACGGTCAACAAGTTCTACGTCAACAATGTTATATTCAACAAACTTCTGCCAACCTTTAGAATAAAAGTCTTTAAAAGTATCAAACTCAGAGTGGTCTAATTTTTTCTGACCAAGTTCCACTTCAGCAATATAATCGAGACGATATGATTCCTGCGCCTTGTATGTAAACTTTTTATAAAGATCGAGATAATCAAGTTGAGTTACACCACCAACATCATAGGCAATATTTTTACGCCCACTGATATATACCTCATTTTCAGAAACAAGTCCCCATGGAGAAAGTTTTTTCATATACTTCTCCCCAAGAACTCTATTCAGTCTCTTAGCAATATATGGAATATCATATAGTTGAATATTCCATCCAGTAATAACATCGGGAGTATTGTTTTCCCACCAATAGATAAAAGATGAAAGCATTGCGTGTTCAGAAGAACACTCATTATACTTTACATTTTTTTGCCTATTAACAAATGGCTTGACTCCCCAAACAATAATATCCTTAGTTGAATAGTTTTGAATAGCAATGGTCAACATTTCTTCAGAGCAAGATTCGGTATCAGGAAATCCATTTTCTGAAGCAACCTCAATATCGATAGTTACCAAATCTATTTTGGTAATATCAAATTTAATCTCATCTTCTGGATACTTGTCCGAAATATATTGAGAAACATACCTATCGTTTCCGTAGATTGTAAATCCATCTACATTATCATATTTCTTATAGAATTCTCTACAGTCTTTTACAGTTCCTGGATTAATAGGTTCTACATATTCACCATCCAGTGTTCTGTAATTTGTTTTTTTATTTGACGGTACAAATAAAGTTGGAAAATAATCATCTTTAAAGATGACCTTTTTACCATTTTCATATCCTCGGACTAAGAATTTATTTCCAATCAGTTGAACATTAGTATAGAATTTCATTAGTTACGTTTAAATGACGAATGTTGGTTTCAAATTTTTTATTTGAGATTTCATTAAGATCTACTTTTTGCCCAGACTTTGCCTCATATGCAGAAACAAACATTAGAAAATAATGCCAGTGACTTTTGGGCATATATTGTGGAGAAAGACAAACATGAACATGATCAAAATTATGATCGGTTATATCATAATTCTCTCTAGTAACTGCTCTGAACTTTGGAATCAATCCCGTAAAATATTTAATTTGCAAATCCGAAGTATCATTGATAGCGTTTTGATTTGTTACCCAAGTATAAGATTTTAATTTATCTTTGGATCTAAGCCACGCAATCCAACAACCTTCATCGATGGAACAGTTATCTTTTACATCATGATAGTTCCATCTTAGGTTTTTTACAACAACCTCTTTATCAAATAACTGTGGATAAAGAATGTCGTGATGATGATCAACATTAATGATATCAACATCTTCAAAATCTTGTATCGAATACAAGATATTATCATGATCATAAGCAAAACTTACACTAGAGCAATTTTCAATTGCTTTTACATAATGTCTAAAAATCCACAGTAGATTTTTTTTATCACAAAACAATTCTTCTTCTTTAACAGAAGACTCGTAATAAAATTTTTCCCATCGTGTAGATGCATTATCATCCCAACCTGTATTAGAATATAATTCTATAGTTGGACCCATTATGTAATCTAA